CGATGGATGCCGGCCCGCCGAAGGCCCGGCGGCGCTTTACGGCGGGCTTCCGCATGGTCGGCGGCTCGCTGGCGCTCACGCACGCGCAGCGGGCCACGCTCGACGCCTTTTTCCTCGACACGCTGGAAGGCGGCGCGCTGCCGTTCGACTGGGTGCATCCGATCACGAGCGAGCCCGCGACCTTTCGCTTCCTGCGGCAGCCGGAAGGATTGCGGTATCGGCAGAACTACCCCGACACCGTGAACCTGATCGTCGCCGAGCTCCAGCTGCGGATCATGCCATGAGCCCGCGCTCGCTGTCGTCGGCCGCCGTCCGCGCGCTGACCGCGCAGGAGACCGGCGAGGCCTTCCTGATGCTCGTCACCATCACGCACGACGATCTCGCCGCGCCGCTCTACTTCGCCAATAACACCGTCGACGTGACCAGCCGGGGGCATCAGTTTCTCGGCTGGCCCTTTGAGGTCGCCCTCCCCGACGAGCGCGAGGACGCGCTGCCGACCGTGCAGCTCCGGATCGACAACGTCGACCGCCGGATCATGGAGGGGATTCGCGGCCTCCTCACGGCGCCGACCGTGCTGCTGGAAATCGTGCTCGCGAGCGCACCCGACATCATCGAGGCCGGGCCGTTCAACTTCACGCTGCGCGGCGTCGAGTATGACGCGCTCGTGATCACCGGGACGCTGGCGCCCGAGGACGTGCTCAACGAGCCGGCGATGCAGTACAGTTTCACGCCGGATCTGTTTCCGGGGCTCTTCCCGTGATCGCCGCCTGGGCGCGCCGGTATGTCGGCATTCCCTTCGCCGACGGGGGGCGCACGCTCGACGGGCTCGACTGCTACGGCCTGCTGGTCGCCGTCTATCGCGAGGAGTTCCACATTGACGTGCCGTCCTATGCGGGCGCCTACGTCTCGGCGCACGAGCGGGATGAGGTCGCCGCGCTGCTCGCCCACCGCATCCCGGCCGATGCGTGGATCCCGATCCTGGGCACCATCCGGGTCGGCGATGCGGTCGTCTTCCGCGTCCTCAATGCCCCGTGGCATTGCGGCGTCATGGTGAGCCCGACGGAATTCCTGCACGTCGAGGAAGCGCAGGGCACGACGACGATTGAGCGCTTGGATTCGTATCGCTGGGCGCGCCGCCGCCATGCGGTCTATCGGCATCCGAGGCTCGCGTGATTGTTCTGGATCGGCCCTTCGCGACGGAGCGGCGCGAGCTCGCGGTCCAGACCGGCCGGACGATCGCGCAGTGGATTGACGACGCGGGCATCCCGGCCGGCACGCCCACGCGCGTCTACCTCAATGGCGATCTGATCTACCCCGAGTGGTATCACGTCGTGCGGCCCAAGCCCGGCACGCACGTCCTCGTGCGTGTCGTCCCCCGGGGCGGCGCGAGCCGCACGCAAAAGAATATCGGCACGCTCCTGACGGGCTTGCTCCTGGTGACGATCGGCGCCGTCTTGGCGCCCTACGGCGGCGGCACGCTCATTCTCGGCGGCACGTCCCTGATGCTCACCGCGATGCTCAACTGGATGAGCAGCAACAAGCAGACGCCGGGCGGCGGGTTCAAACCGCTGGCGGGCATTCACTCCAACCAGGAACCGGAGAGCCCGACGCTCTCGATCAGCGGTCAGACGAACGCCGCCCGCCCGTATGCCGTCATCCCGCGCGTATACGGCACCCACAAGATCTATCCGCCCTACGCGGCGGCGCCCTACACCGAAACCGTCGGCGCCGATCAGTACCTGCGCCTGTTGTTCTGCATCGGGATGGGGCCGACGGAGATCGACGAGCTCAAGATCGGCGACACGGCGCTGTCGAGTTTTCAAGCCGTCGAGACCGAGGTGCGGACGGGCGTGGCCGGCGAGGAGCCTCTGACGCTCTATACGACCGACATCAACGAGGCGCCCCTGAGCATCCTGCTGCTGGCGGGCGTGCCGCAGATCCGCACGAGCTCGGCGGACGCGGTCGAGCTCTCGGTGGATGTCGTCTATCCCGAGGGCGTCGTGCAATTCGGCGGCGAGACCGGCACGGACAAGCTCGCGACGACCGTGAGCATCGACGTCGAGTATCGCCTGGTCGGCGCGACGCCGTGGACGACCGCGCCCGGCTCGCCGATCGTCACGACGGATGCCCGCCAGTCCCTCACCCGCAACGGCCTCCGCTGGGTCGTGTCGAGCGGCCAGTACGACGTGCGCCTGACGCGCACCACGGCCGACTCGGCCGATCCGCTGCTGCGCAACGCCTCGTTCTGGTCGGCGCTCCGGACCTACGGCGCCGCGCCGCCGGTCAACCTCGAGGGCCTCGCCCTCGTCGCCATGCGAATCAAGGCGACCGATCAGCTCAACGGCGTTATCGACTCGTTTAACTGCGTGGCGCATAGCCTCCACCTCGACTTCACGAGCTATCCCGCCGTGGTCGAGGAAGACGGGCCGATCGGCTACTGGCGCCTCGGCGAAGTGGCCGGGGCGCCGACGGCGTTCGACTCGAGCGGCAACGGCCACCCCGGCGTGTACCACGGTGACCCGCTGCTCGGCGGTCCCGGCCTGCTGCTCGGCGATCGCGATACGGCGATGATCGCCGATGGCATTGACGACCACGTCGACACCTTCACCGACATGGCGACCTATGACATGGGCGGCGGCAGTTTCACCGTCGAGTGCCTGATCAAGCCCGCGACGCTCAGTGGCACCCGCGGCATCGTCCGCAAGTCGAACGGCCTCGAGTTCGCCGGGGGTGCCGAGGGCTGGGCGCTTGAGCAGACCGGCAACCTACTCCGCTTCTGTCGCGGTACCGCCACCGTGAGCGCCACGATCCTCGCCGGCGAGGTCTACCACGTCGCGGCGACCTACTCGATCACCACGGGCGCCCTCACCCTCTGGCTCAACGGCAATCCGGTCGCCTCGAATCTCGGGGCCGGGACGACGCCCTACGCCGATAGCTTCAACCTGGAATTCGCGCCGGATCGGGCAGCCGTCCGGCGCGCGCGCGCGATCGCCGAGCCGCGCGACGCAGTGCCGGTCGACTACTTCCATGCGCACTACTTCGCCGTCGGCTACTTCACACCGGGATATTTCACCCTCTCGATCACCGTCGGGGTCGGCGGCGCGATCGTGCCGTTTCTCTTCGCGGTGCCGATCGTGGTCGAGCCGACCGAGGGCGTCGGCGCGGGGATCGTGCCGTTTCGCTTCGCGCTCGCCAGTGACGCAACGGTGGGCGGGCGCTTCGCCGGGACGCTGGACGACGTGGCCCTCTATCCCACCGCGCTCAGCGACGAGCGCCTTGCCGTCCACTACACGGCGGTCCAGGCGGTGGGCGGCTGGGCGGTGCGGCGCACCTCGAACCCGGCCAGTCACTACCGCGAAGTGCTGCAGGGACCGAGCAACGCGCGGCCCGTGCCGGATGAGCGTCTCGATCTGGCCGAGTTCGAAGCGTGGCACCGCGAGTGCGCGTCCAATGGACGCTCCCATAACCGCGTGATCGATTTCCCGACGACGGTCTATCAGCTCCTGCGGGAGATCGCCGCCTGCGGCCGGGCCACGCCCACCATGAACGATCTGAAATTCGCGACCGTGCGCGACCTCGCCCAGACGGTGCCGCGGCAGATCTTCACGCCGCGCAATTCCCGCAACTTCCGGGGCCGCCGCGTGATCCCCGAGGAGCTCCACGCGCTCAAGGTCAATTTCGTCGATCCGGACTCGAACTGGCAACTCGTCGAGCGGATCGCGTACAAGGACGGGTACGGCGCCGTGGCCGCGCCGGGGATTGCCGCGGCGAGCCGCTTTGAATCCATCGACCTGCCGGGCTGCACCGACCCGGATCTCGCCTGGCGACACGGGCGCTATATTCTCGCCTCCGCGCAGCTTCGGCCGGAAGCCTACGACATCGAGACCGACGTCGAGAATCTCGCCTGCCGCCGCGGCGACCTCATCCAGATCGCCCATGACGTCACCGAGTGGGGCATCGCGTGGGGCCGCGTCAAGAGTGTGGCCACCACGCCGAGCGGCCTCGCCACCAGCGTCACGCTCGACGAGGCCGTGCCGCTCTCGACGGGCCAGGTCTACGCCATGCGCTTCCGCTTCGCGGATCTCGGCTCGGTGGTCGTGCCGGTCACGACCCCGCCCGGGCCGGGCCTGACGAACACCCTCACCTTCCCCTCGCCAATGGTGCCG